ACCCGGCAGCGGCTGTGGTCGCCACGGCATGGGCGCTCCCGCCAGTCCCCACATGGGAGGCGGGTGCGAAGGAGCTGGCGGCTTGTCCACCAACCGTAGCCGCGTCGCCCGTGATGCTAGCTGGCAGCTTCCCATTCGAATCAAGCCGCAGGATCTTGTTAGGAGTTGGTGTCGTTACGACGTCGCTGGTCAGCACGTGCCCGGAGTGAGGAGCGGCGGCATCTATGTGCGCCTTGGCCGCCTCAAGGGTCGTAGCCGGAGCTTCCCACCAGTTAGCCTTCCCGGTGATCGCCTTGATCCGGTTAGTGAGCCAGCTAATCCACTGCACCAGCTTTCCCGGCCCATTGCTGGTCGGCGTCTGGGCAGGGTCAGCGGTCGGAGTCAAGGCAGAGTCGATCTGGTCTGCATTGTAGTTCAGGTCCGCTACGTTAACGATGTCAGTGCCGTCAGGCTTCTTAAGACCGTAGTTAGGTGTAGTCTGCATCGGTTTTCACCTCACTGCGGGTTGGGCTTCGCAACCCGGAACTGATCCCAGGTCATTGCCCCGGCTTCCGCCCATGTGTAGGTCGGGGTCTCGTTCCAGACCATGTACGTGTAGGCATAAGAAAAAGCCAGGTGTGCTGGCTTGATCTCCTCGATGACTCGAGTCAGGTCGCCCAGGTTGGGCGGTATCCCTCGCGTCCCCACGAACTTAACGACAAAGCGGTGTTCCGCCGGATACTCGAATATGTCAGTCTCCCCGCCGGAGAACGCCGCCGCCACCGACTGAATCAGGGCTTTCGTGGTAGTCCCGACGCCGCGAAGCTTCGCCTTTATGACCGACCGTCGCCAGTCCAAAGGCAGCGCCGGATCGGTTGGCAGCCCCAGTTCTTTCTCTAGTAGGTCCAGTCCCCATGTCGCTCTACCCGTGAAGAGCTGGTCTAGCGTCTCGTCTAGTGCTCGCCACAGCTTCGCCAGCTCATCCGCAGCCGCGGCCAGGATTGTGGTCATGACCCTGCTTGTACGATAGTAGGGCGGAAGATAATGGAGTAGATCGGGTGGCGGTCGTCGTGTGTCTTGGTTCTCGAGGTTTCCGTACAGCACTTGCCCATAGCTCGTGTTACCGTATTCAGACACTCACTCCACCACCCCTCTATGTCCCTGCGAGTTGATTCCACGTAACCGGTCCCTTGGGCATGAAGGTCCCGCTACCGTTGCGCTGGACGTAGAAGAGATTGCTCCGCCCGTTTGCGGCTATGGCAAGTATCGGGTCGTAGGTGTCGAGGTCGATCTGCGTTGCCGTGAAGCCTGTCGGAATTGATCCCGCAGTCCAGTTTTCCGGCGTCCAACCCGTGCTGTGCTCGTTATCGTAGATCGTAAAGCTAACAGGGCCAGCCGCCCCGCAGTAGACCTCGACCGCTGCGCCCTCATAGGTCGCACCACTTATTAACCGGATCTTCTTGACTATGCCTTGTGATCCATACCATGACCGGCTTAGAACAACCAGGGTCGGATTGGCCCCGTAGTGGTATGAAGCGTAGAACGTCACTGCCGAATGCAGACCGCTTTGTGTGTCTCTGACCGTGAACAGGGCATGTGCCCTACTTCCTCCGTTCCCCCCCGTACTAACCGGTCCGTTGATGGCAATGCGATACCACCCTGCCGCCGAAACGGTGGTGGAGTATCCCGCCCGCTTCGCATAGCGGGAATCCGATTCGGATTCCGTGAAGTAACGATCGTCATGCGTATGAGAGGACGGCGGGAATGTCGAAGGCTTCTCCGTCACTCCGCTCCAGGGCACGGAGTCCGCCGCAGACGCAGAGGAGACCCTTGATGTGATGTCGGTCCCTGGGTGGGTATGGGCTGCCGGAGTGAAGGTACTCGGCTTCCCCGTCACCCCGGTCCACGGTACGCTGTTCGCCGTCTCTGCAGCGTCCACCACCCCGTCATTATCCGTGTCGTAGACGCTCTTCAGCATGTCCCCGACCGACGTGACGCTGCCCACAACGACGTTCCCGCTCGCTGTTCCGATGTAGAGCTTCTTCGTATCGGTCGTGAACCCCAGCTCACCAGGGGAAAGGGTAACACCCGCAAGTTCGGCCTCGGTTCCGCGGCGGATCTGGATCAATACCTTACGCGGCATAGAACCACCGCCTTATGCGAATGTTCCGCCGTCAACGTTGACGATGGTGAGTCGATTGCCGTTAGCTGCGTCGTACTGGATCGAATCGTTGTCGATGTTGGCCGCGACCCCGTTAGCGTCAACGGTTATTCCCTTGTAGGCTTTGACCGAGATGGAGTCGGCGTCCACCTGGATTCCGTTGCCCTGCCCGATGTTGAGTGTAACCGAGTCGGCCTGGCCGCCGCCGGTAAGACCAGCTCCTGCTACTATCGTCTGTAGTGCCCCGCCGGTGCGTACCCATGCCGACCCGTTCCAGGAGTAGACCTTCTGCTCGTCGTCAACGTAGGTCGTCCAGCCGGTGCTAGGCGCGTAGAAGACCCAGGCAGACCCATCCCACTCAGCGATCTGATTGGTCTTTCCGCTCCATGCTCCAGTTGCGCTTGCCGGGATGATGTAGCGGTCTCCGACGGTCGGCGATGCGGGCGGCGTGGTCAGGTCTTTGTCCTTCACACTGGCCTGGGGTTCGATGTTGCGCTTGGCTAGCTCGATCTCATTCCTGATCTTTTGGGCTGACCAGAGGTCGGTCGCCCCGGTCCCGGCGTCGTTTATCGCCCGGTGAATTGTCGGATCGTCTATGTGTCCGGCTATCTGGGCAGCCGTTTTCGTGTTAGCGCCGTCGGACACCTTGTTGACGTGTCCGTTGGTGACGTCCGCCTTTAGAACCCTGGCATACGTCGTCCCGTCGTTGATGTTGTCGAGCGTCCCCGTCAGGTCGCTCAGCGCCTGGGCGTTAACCCTGTGCCAGGTCGTTCCGTCGTCATAGTAAAGGTAGTTGGCATTCTCGCCAGAGGTAACGTAGTAGAATCGCCCGGGAACCGCAGCGTTCGGTCGACTGGCATAAGTGCCGGAAAGGGCACGGCCAACGAAGACGTTGGTTGTGCCGTCCCCTATGTAGACCTCTTTCGTGTCGGTGCAGAACCCCATCTCGCCGCTCATCAGTGCTCCACGAGACACGAGTTCCGCCTTCGTGCCGCGCCTGATCCGAATAAGCTGAGCCATTTGCTCGTCACTCCCCTCTAGGCAAAGCTGCCGCCATCGATTTCAGAGTTAAGGATGTGGCGTGCCTCGTCCGCCTTGTGCTGCTCCAGCTGTTGTTGAAGAGCCTCAATAGCATCCTGAACTGTGTTGATGTCATCAGCTTCGACCTGGTCTCCCACCGTCTCATAGGTGAGGTACACCCGGTCAACGGGAGCAGTCACCCGGATGAACGTCTTCCAGGGCTTGTCCTCAATGGTTCGCATGGTGTAGCCCAGGATCTTTATCCCCGTCTTGTTCGGGCCAGTCCACACCTCCAGGGTGTCGGCTCGAACGTTGTCGTGGGTCAGGTAAGTCTCGCCCACCCCGCTCTGCAGCTCTAGCACCTCATCGGTGATCACGTATGGGGTGGATCGTCGGTTCAGCTTCGGGATGAAAGCCATTCCCACCACCTCAGACACTCAGCGTCACTGCCTGTAGCACCGGCACGGATTCGTCGTCCATCAGAACGTTGTTCGCTGCACCGTTGAGGAGAAGGTTAGAGTAGTCCATCACCCCAGGGATCGACAGCAGAATTGATCCCACCTGGGCGTGACTGACATATGTCTGTTTGAATGCCAGCTGTGCGAAGTGTTCCACCAGCTTTTGCTCGAAGGTCGCCTGGATGTCGTTCAGCACGAACCCGGCGTCGAGCACAACCGTGGCCGTTACGCTCACCGGCACTCCGGTGGCTGGCAGCACCGTGACCGTCGCTCCTATCGGGCGCTCGGCCTCGATATGTTCGGTCACCGCGCTCACCAGCTCTGGCGAGGCAGGTTTCTTGTCTGTGTCGACAAGTATGACCTTAACTGTCCCGGGCCCGTTCCAAAGCGGGAAGACCTTCGCGTCGCCCACACCGGAAACCTCGGTGGCCCATAGCATGTAGTGCGCCTTGTTTCCGCTGGTCGCAGGTGTGCGGACCTTTATGTAGTACCGGGCTAGCAGGGAGGCGTCGCTCTCCGTGTCTTCTCCCCCGGTGGTCGGGTTAGGGTTCGATACCGAGGCGACCCCCGCTACAGGAGTAATTAGCACCGTGATCGTACCGGCGGCCACGTTTCCCTGCCTGCCAGGATCGACCGCCTCCACCGGTACGTCGGCTGCTCCCGTTTCGTCGAGCGTAGCATCCTCAAGGGTGACGTACTCGACAGAGGCTGTGCCGGTCGTAGGATCGGCCGGCGTTGCTATCCGCGTTCCCTCGGGGATGACCGTGGTGGGTGTGCCGGTGAAGCGCACCGTTCCGGTCGCTTTCACCGCGGCCTTGCGGGTGATCCCATGCTCGTCACACCGAAGGTCCAGGTACGCGCCGAAAGTCGTCGAGGCGAAGCCCCGACGTAGCACCTCCTGCGCCCAAATCGCTGCCTGAGCAAGTTCGGCAGCGACTGGTGCGAGAGAGTCCCAGATGAAGCTCCCCTCGCTCTTGTCCAGGTCTGCAGGGAGCGCATCCAGCATCCGCTGCATGATCGCCTCTTCGGTCTGGTCGGTCAGGTACTCGGGCAGCTCAGCCATCAGGGAATCACCACCATTCCGGTTACAGTCCCTCTCTCGCCCCGCACGTTCGTTACCACGCAGGTGAAGTAAACCGCATCACCCTCCCAGCGGAATGTGAAGCGGTCAACACTTGCAGTCCTCGGATCGACCATCAGCGTCTCTCGGGTGATCCGCTGGATTTCGCTCTCGTTCGCCGCCCGTGACAGGTGGCGGGCCATCAGGTCGTCGAACTCCTGCCCGTACTGTCGGGAATAGGCCAGGTACCGGTATCGCTCGGTGAGCAGGGCCTTCTGACACCACTCCAGCCAAGCGTCTGCTCCGGTGGACTCCGCCACCTTCCCGGTGGGCGTGAGCACGAAGTCGCCCTTGGTGAAGTCGAAGCGCCAGGACCGGCCGAAGGGAACTTGCCGACGGAAAGGAGTCGCAGGCTCAAGCGTAGGGAAGGTCGTAGGAAACAGGTTAGGCATACGGCACCACCCTCGCTACGATCACAACGTCCCGGCCACCGTGGACCAGGGCACATAGCACTCTGTCTCCGGGTTTGTACTGGGGCTTGAACCGCACCCGGGCCTTCTTCACCTTGATGAATCCCTTATTCTCGGCGTCGTGCACCCACTTGTCGAACTTGAAGGTTACACCGTACTCTCCGGCCTGGGTCGAGTATCCGCCCGTGACCGGGATCGCCGGGAGAACCATCTTCCCCGTCTCCTCGTGGGCCGGGACCTCTAGCGATACCTCTATGTCGCAGTCCACAAGTGGCTCTAGCACCAGCGGATCGGTGAACTCGTGCGGATAGCGGTCCAGCTTGACCCCCTTTTGGGTGATCGTGCCTAGTTCGGACGCTATGCCCGCAGCCGTGGTGTTTGCCACTCGCTGGGCTAGGCGCTTAATGTCCAGGGCCAGCTCATTCAGATCGGGCATAGTATCGCCTCCGCACGTAGTCCTCTGTGCCCAGCTCGAGTTGCATCTCCCCAGGCTGCCCCAGCCTGTGGACCACGTTGCAGACGATGTAGGTCTGGTCGTCCGCCAGAGTCACAAGATCGCCCGCTCGGATCGCCGGTTCATCCGGGGCAGTAACCCTAACGGTCTGCTGCGGACCTGCTAGGAGTGCTTTCCCGGCGGCCTGGGCCGCAGCCGGGGTGGTGATCTGCTCGTCCTGCAGCACCCGCTGGATATTGCCCAGCTCCGTCTGCCCGGTTACAACCGCCAGGACCGGAGAGCGAGTGTCCTCTACGACCGCGCCCAGGACCTTCACCTTCGTGACAGCCTCATCTAGCGTTTCGGAGTAGGTGATGTCGTAGACACTTTCCAGTTTCCATGTCGCCGTTCCCTTGCCGATTTCGACCAGGGAGAGGAGAGACGAACCGTCTTCTTGGGTCTCCATCCGGGGTCGAAAAAGCCCTCCGCCCTGCCGAACCGTCTCCCGTAGATCGGAAAAGACCATGTCGGTGATGGTCCGCGCCCGGTAGACAGCCTTACCGAGGGGCACTCCCGTTTCGGCCAGCGTCCCGAGCTTGACTTCCCAGTCTCCTGCGTACCGCCTAATTCGGGATGTTGCAGTCTCACCACCGGGCCAAAGACACTCGTCTTCGGACCGGTCCAGGTAGATGGACGGATCGATGACTGTGATCTCCACCCGCTCTAGCCCCTGGTCGGGCCGGAGTACCGTCCAGGCAAGCCCGCGGAGCAGGAGCGTTTCCCCATCGGAAGTCTTGATGTCGCAGATCAGGCCAGTCTTGAACCTGGGCAGTTCCGGGGTAGCAACCAGACGAACGGTGGCTTTCGCGGCTACCGCGGCCAGGGACTCCTCGATGACTATTTGCTCCACCAGCTCGCCAGCGTCCCATTGCCCGACCGAAAACCGTCCGGCGTGTTTGCTCTCGTCCTCCCGGGGGTCTCCGCTTCCGTTCCGGACGTACCTGCTCTCGTCGTTCATGGGATCACCAGCTCCGTGCCGATCTTCAGAACGGCAGGGTCAGGCCCGACTGCCTGCTTGTTGGCCTCATAGATCTCCTTCCAGCGTGCCCCCGAGCCCAGGAACTTCTTTGCGATGGTCCACAGGGAGTCCCCGTCCACGACCGTGTACTTCGCCGGTTTAAGTCTCGTGTCCGGTCGTGGGTTTGCCAGTATCGCTTGGGTAGCTGCTGCCGAACCCGGCTTTATCTGCTCTATCGCCTTAACCTGCCTATAGCCCCGCAGGTCCAGGCTGTAGTAGATGTCGCCGGGCTCACCGCCCCGCATATCCCAGCGAAGGGCGCGGATCAACACCAGCGTGTTGATCGGCGTCTCTGTGATGAGCAGCCTAACCGGTTTTCCCAGCTCGCGCTGGAAGTCGAGCCACTGGATTGCCTCCAGCGGGCTGGGAATGTCCGGGTATCGACAATAGGACGGGTCATAGTGCGCGGGGAAGAAGCTCTCGAAGCGGATCTCCTCCAGCCGCTCGCCAATGGGAAAGTCGGCTTCGCCCAGATGGAGGAGGTTTACCGTCTCGATCAGCTTCTCTCGCGTCACCTCCAGACGTTCAGGATTGACGGGGAGGT